GATAAACTTCCTGTCTATGTGGGTCCAAAAAATATGAAGCACCCAGATAAGAACTGGACCATTGGTGTAAACATTAATGGTAAATGGTATAACCAAGCTGCGTTTCCGTCTAAAGATCAAGACGGCAATGTCAAGGAAGGTGAGTTGACAGTAATTTTAACACCAAGTGGAGCAGGTAAATCTGCGAATAATAGCTTTGCAAAAGCTAATGATGGTGGTAATAACGAATATACCTTTTAACTTAGGCTAAAGGGTATCAAGCAGGGTGGGGTTTTTTTTCCCTTTCTATCGTTTTCCCCACCTTGCTAAAAAAAGGATTTAATATGGCAGACAATATAAAAGAACCAGCACACTACATAGCAAACAAGATTGAACCAATAGATTTTATTATCGAAAACAATTTTAATTTTTGTGAGGGTAATGTAATTAAATATATTTCTAGATATAAAAGAAAGAATGGTATCGAAGATCTTAAAAAAGCAAGACAGTATATAGATTTTTTGATCAAAAAAGAAGTTGAAAAAACTAAATAAGTATGACAAAATTTAAAAGAATTATCAATGGAGAGTGTCATTTTACAATGATCGAACTCTTTGATGATGTAAAGAAGGCTACCAACCCTCAAAATAGAGGTGAGTTAGTAGAATGTAATATCGATAATTTAAGAATCGATTTTACAAAAGTAAAAAAGGAGCATGATGGAACAAATCCGATTGCGTCTGCAGAAGCTAAAGGATCTTCAAGCGAAGAAACACGAGAAGTATCTGGAAGCCAAACTGAAAGTAAATAAGTATCAACAAGATTCTTATAAATTACTTTGGCAAATAGAGCAGACAAAAGAAGAGTTAATGACAGCTAAATAGTTATTAACTTATTAGTTGAAAAAAAAGAAAGGAAAACGTAGGGGATCTATGACCATAAATGTAAGCACACACTATAATAAGCACATCAATAACTTAAATCAAAACAACTTTATCTACAAAGTTAAGAAAGCATTTTACCTTCTTACGAGCCAAGAAGAAAGATTATATGAGGTAGGGTTCTCGGAAGGATTTCTGTACGCAGCAGAACTAATGCAAAGACAACCAATCTTAGATAGCAATAACAAAAGTAAGATTGCTACTACATTTAAAACAAAGAATGCAAACCTGGAAGTCGTATCTAAACTTGTAGATAAAGTTTGTGAGAAATATACTGTAAGCAAACATGACATCTTTAGTAAAGGTAGAACTAGAGATGTAGTTCGAGCAAGAAGTATAATCTATAATCTATTGTATGAAGGTTACAATGTTAGCTTATCTTCTATGGCTAGAGTATTTAATCAAGATCATACTACGATCATTCACTCTATAAGAAATAAAAAAGATAAGAAAAATTATTGGGGTCCAGAAAATTCTATCTGGGAAGAGTTTGAAGAATTAAAAACAATTACTTTTTAAATCCAGACTTCATATTCTTGTAAGCCTTAGAACTAATTGTAGATTTCTTTTTGCTTCTTGATGTACCTGCTTTTTTACGTTTGTTAATATTATAGTACAAACCTTTTTTAGCAGTTTTACCAGTAGCTGTTTTGTGATAACCTTTTTTCATATTGCTCCTTACGTTGTTTAACTTTTAACTCACAATAGTTGTCAAAGCAACTACCATCTTTGCCATCATGACAAAAATATTCTCTCTTAGCAGTTATGATCCACCCACCTTCATCACTCATTAATTTTTTATCACACTCTTTACAATGACCACAAACTAATGATTGAACCTTTGGTTTTTTCCATCCCTTCTTTTGCATTAACAGTTCCAAGCACGAAGTGATTTATTAATTCTACTGTTGGGATCTCTTGCAGTTTTAGCTGAAGTTAATTTTTTTTTCATCCCTTTCATCCTCGCACAAAAACTAGCTCTTCTTTTATTGCCTACCTTTTTACTTGGTGCTTTTAAATTACCACCAGTAGCTTTGTTGTAACTACGTCTACCTTTAGCATTCAATCCACCTTTAGGATTCTTTCCTGCTTTTCTCTGCCATGCTGCTGTCTTTGCCATAATTTATTCTACTATCTTTTTGATTGCTTTACTACCATCAATATTAGATTCTAATATAGCATCTACCTTTCCACATTTATATTCAATATTATCATTTGCTCCTCGTTCTGCAACTCGTTTACCTTTTAGGCAATCTGACATAGCAGGTTGTATTCTGTGTTCAGTTAATTCACCTGCAACAAACATACAAAGAGCCACAACTGTGCTAATGACTTGTTCCATTTTGTCTTACCTTATCTTTTAAATGCTCAATATCATCTAACGCTTTTTCTAACTGTGCTTCTATATGATCTAACATAACTTGAGTGTGAATATTTTTATCTAAAAGTTCTTGGTGCTTTTCTACAGTTTCATATAGATCTTCAAGAAGTAAGTATTGTTCTTTGTCAGTTGTAGTTTGTTCTGACTTTTTAAGTAGATCAGAGTTCATTAATTCTCTTGATGTTTCAAGGGATGTAAGTCTTGCAGTAACTTCTGTATATGCAAACACACCCATAGCAACAGCAACAACAATACCAATCATATTTTTAACTGGCATAGCGACATTTGTATTCTCACTTATCTTCATTTCTTTTTCTTCTTCTTTGGAAAAAATACTCTATCCAAATGATTAGTAAGTTTGTCAAGCAAACCAAAAAAATTATAAATAAATTTATCAATCATCTTCCTTGACCCTTGTATCTTGTCTGCTTCTTTTGTCTCTTAGCATTTTTGTTTTGAGATTTAGTATGTACACCTTTACGTTTCTTAGGTTTCTCTCTAGGTATAAAGTGTGTGAACTTTTGCTTTGCCATTACTTCTTCTTCTTATATTTCTTTTTCTTTTTCTTCTTACCTGTTTGCTGCGCAAGTAGTGTAGGTTTTTTTTTACTGTATTGTGATACGAACATTGTAGGTGCTTGTGTTGACATTACTTCCTCTTAATTAAATCTGTTGCTTTCAAACCATACACAGAAGCTATTACTCCTACGAATATAGTTTGATACCAAAAAGGAAGATCAGAAAAATATTCAAAGAACAATTTCATTTTCTCCATGTGAGCAGGATTATCAGACCAAACTGCAAATCCTAACATTACGATTGGCACACTAAGTAAAATTAAAATGAACTCGTCTTTCCAATCTGAGTTTCTGCTCTCTAATAATTTACCTTGATACTCTGCTTCACCTTTTGCCATCTTAGCAGCATGATTCATTTGAGCATCTGCCATAAGCATTTTAGTTTTCTGTTTGTTTTTATAAATATGACTACCTGCTTGTACTGCAAGTTTAATAGCACTTAACCACATTATACTAAATCCTTTGCCTTACCAATTACTGGCTTGTATTTTGTTTTGCCTTCAGATCTATAAGCATGAAGGAATTGCTTTCTAGGATCCTTATCACAAATACTACAATGTATCCACCCAGAATTAGGCTCACCTACCTTGTAATATTCTAATATTAATTGATCAAACTCTAGGTTTTTATATATCCAATCTGCAAGTTCAGCGTTATCTGTACCCATTACCTCGAAGTCTGCTGCTTCTGCTTTGGCGTGTTGGCTATTAACTGAGCTGCCTATCGCTACACAAAGTTGTTCACTACGAAATCCAGAAGTTACCTTAACTCTTCCGAAGTGATCTCGAACTGGTTGCAGGATAGTCTCGCAAAGAGTTTTAAGTTTTTCTATTTGATCTGCATTAGGATTGTTATCAATACCTTTTCTAACTGCAGTATCTGATTTAATTAATTCTTGAAGAGTGAAGTTTCGTGATAGTTTCATTCGTATATAATCCTTACATTAAGTTTCTTTTGTTCTTTAGTTGTACCTCTAGATATAAATGATCCTTTAAGATTTCTTTTATATCCATCTTTTGCAATATAAACATCTTTCTTTCTATAATTTTTAGACTTAACATCATAAGCAGTATACTTACCTGTTGTCATATTTAAAGTAACAATATCTACTGGACCAAGACCACCAAGGGGTGTGAATACAAGAAGATTAGGATCTTTGCAAAGTCTAAGTTGTGCTTTTAATTCTGTAGTTAAGCCTGTAATAGCTTTTACTCTTCTAGCCATATTAATTTCTGAAAAAAATTTTATTTTTTTTAGCCATGATACTTGATGAAGCCTAGCAAGGAAGCTATAGCACCACCAATGAG